ACCGCTCTTCCGATCTGTCTCTACGGGGCATATTAAAACCCGATTTTTTTCGACCGGGGGTATCCTGACAATTTTATTTTTCTTTACCATCTTTCTTCTGTCAGCGGTTCTTTTTTCTTTGGCTGTCGATATCCATGAACCTCTTCATGACAATCATGGCACAGGCTGATTAGGTTTCTCCGCTTCTCGCCTCTGAAGCTGTACCAGATTTCCAATGCCTTGTCTGGATGCTTCTTTACATAATTCACATGATGAACCGTCGTTGCCTTTGTATACTTTCCGCGTTTCTTACATAACTGGCATTCATATTTATCAAGCTGTAGTACCTGTTCTCTTAATACTTTCCACTTGCCCCATGTATAGAATCTGTGGATATTTTCTCTTATGCATTTCTTTACAAATGCAATCTCATGTTCTGTCATATTCTCACCTCAATTGCAGGAGAAGGAATCGAACCTCCGACCTTCAGCTAAGGAGACTGACGAGCTTCCACTGCTCTATCCTGCTATATTTGTGCGATGTCGCACAGTGTAGGCTTTTGCCCAGAGCCTTTTATCGTCTTTGCTCAGGACGCAGAAAAGCATCCGGCTTTCGCCAGATGCTCTCTGCTATTTTCCATTATTCACTTCTTCTACAAATTGCTTCATCAGCTTTGTAAGCTGTGTTCCCATCGCAACACCAGATTCTTTGCAGGCTTCCTTGAACTCTTCTGCTACTTTCTTGTTAATCTTATATGTTTTTGGAACTAACCCTGCTTTCTCATCCCACTTATCTTGTGGTCTCTGTTTCCTTTCTTCATTACCGAGCATGCTCATCCCTCACTTTCTTTATGAGGCAATAAACCAGCTTTGCTATTCCTATAGCAATGAAGAATATTCCTAACTTCCACAACATCCTTTACACAAATGAGCTTTCATGTTATATTTATTTTGAAGAAGGGCTTTCGCCCCTCTTAGCTAATTAAATAGCTTGTCGAGAATCATTAAAAGGATTCCAACGAATAAGTCCAGAATCGCACTGACCGCCAATGTCTTTATATCGATTTTGGACTTTTTCTTTTGTTTCTTTTTGCTCATTTGTATCTCACCTCCTTACAACTATATAATACCACATACGTATACGTATGTCAACACTTTTCTCAGAGGTTTTTAATCCGGACAACGGGAATCGAACCCGTGACACACAGCTTATAAGGCTTCTGCTCTAACCGACTGAGCTATGTCCGATCAACATTTATACAAAAAACGCCCTGCATTTTCATGCAAGACGCCCTTTTGTAATTTGTGTGTGGTTTTACTGGTTGTCTTTAGGAGGAAAACTAAAAACACCTTAGCCGTCCAGCTTGTTCCTTTCGGCTTTATACCATATTAGCATTTTAAAACCGTCGTTTCCGTCGTTTTCTCAAATTTTTCTAAATATCTGTTATGTTTGCATCGGCAACTGTCCTCTGTATATGCTTTCCTTTTCTTTGGGAATACTTCATTCATCCTATGTGAGACCTGTACCCAACTTAGATCATCAATATAATAAAATCTGAGAATCATCCGGATTTCGCTTTTTTTAATTTGTCCTATATATTCCTCTACCTGTATCTGTTTCTCCAGAAGATCCGTCTCCAACATCTGCAGCTTTGCAATGCGCTTTTCAAGTAAAAACTCACGTTTTTCATATTCTCTTTGTGGGAAGCCTGTTATTTTCACTGTTCGCAATGGTTTGTTGCCTTTCTTTCCACATGCAACAGAATCTTGCACAGTAATCTTGTTCAGTTGCTCTATTTTCTTTTTATCCTCTGCAATCCTACGTCTCAGATCTTTTATCTCTTCTTTCATGTCTGCATACTCAATCAGTATCTTCTTGTCCACTGGCAACACTCCCTTTCGTATCTACTCCCCATTTTCTTAAGCAGTCTTCCACAGAGTACGCACCTCTTTGCATCCACTTCTTGGCATTCTCTGTTGGTTCATGTTCAGCCAGATCAGCAAAATGATCATCACGGTCTTGCTTCATCTCTTTCTTTCCGCGTCTGTGCTTTAAAGTCCCTCTCATATCTGTATCACCTCCATAATCTCCGCACTATCCAATCCAAAAACACCACAAAAAGCAGTATCGGGAAGCATGCCGCTACTAAATAATCCTCACACTCCAGCTCCACATCCTCTTCCAATCCTGTCTTTAGGGCAATCACTGTTCCAAGCCCCAGGATGTAATACAGGGCTAGGAATGCGATTGTGATTAAAATGTCCATGTTATTCCTCCTTGTATGGTTCTGGAAATGGCTGCCATGCAACAACTTCTTTCTTATTTGCTTCTATGAACTCATTATAAAATTCTTCGTAAATATACCATCGATCGCCTCTAACTCTGTAAAAACCACACTTAACAGCTCCATATGATGTTTGCACATTCAGCAATGGATAATATTTACCATCATCATCTTCCGGCAATTTCTCACTTACCGGAATCCAACCGTTTTTACTAGGGACATTTGTGTCCTTGGCCAACTCTAAATACTTCTTCATTTTACGAATTGCTTGCACTATCACGCCATCATCGCAATTGCATATACCATCTTCCACGTCAAAGCAAGCACCTTCGCATTGATTAAAGCATTTTTCATTTTCTTCTATTAGTTCTTTGATCGCTACAATTTCTTTTTCTTCCAAAATCTTCTCTAGTACGTTCATTCCGTATCCTCCTTATCCACATACTTCTCTACGACATCTACTGCGCAAGTCAACCCGTAAATATAGCTTTCCAGTTCTTCTGCTGTTTTGCTCGCTCCGTGTCTTTTTCTTTCTTCTTTCAAGGTTTCGTAGGCATCATTTTTCATGGATTCAATTTCTTCTGAAATCTTCTCTAATGCGTTCATCACTCCACCTCCTCATATTCCGGACACTCCACACAATACTCATACATGTCCATTCTTGCGCACTGCTCTTTACACACTTCGTTTTCTGGGCATTCTATGCAGCAATAATCGTGTCCGCATATACTTGTTAATTTGCATCTTCCCATCAGTCATTCCTCCTAATCGCCATCTCAATCCCGATTTCGTCCTTAATCATCTTTGTATACTCATCCCATGTTACCATATCATCCACCAAGCACTCTGCTTTCAGATTCATCCGGTCAATAAATCTCTTGCACCGTTTCCCAGCAAAACCGAACTCATCATGCAGCGTTGCGACTGCGATCACCATCATTGTGTCCAGTGTCATGTTTTTTATCTTCTCGCAGGCTATATTTAATTCTTTTCTGGTCAGCGCCGTATTGACTCCCGTGATATTCCGGAACTGGATTTCTTTCTCCAGTCCCTCGATACCGTCTTTTTTTACAATCTCCCTTGCTAGAATCAATCCCTGTGATCTACCGGCTGTATAATCATCAACTTTTCCCATCACCTATTCCTCCGTAATAAAGTCTTCTATGCTCATTTGCCCTGGTATATTTTCGTCTTCCATCCACCAGTTAAAAACTTCTTCTCCTGTTTTCCACGTATTCTCTTTTCCTCTCCTTGTTCTTTCTTGCAACATTCTTTCAAACGCATGTATGTATAATTTCTTGTATCCCGGGAAGTCTGCAAATTCTTTGTATCGTTTCTTTCCTGCCATCACGCAACCAATGCACCCCACACGATCATATCCGCACTGGTACAGCTCGCACGTCTCTATTTTCTCGGAATTTATATATCCCCAGATATCACTATGCGTCCAATCTATGATAGGATTTACAATCATTTTTTTCTGCTGCATACATAGCTCACTCATCCGTCTTCGTGCATCGTTATCCTCCATCAGCATTATCTTCGTAAATTTTTCTTTCTCTTTTTGGGTTTGTCCGAGCTTTTCAAACTCTTCCCTTTTCAATCTGGAAGTACTTTCGTCCCATCTTACTCCGGTTGCGATATACCGGTTTGCACATCCAGTTTCTTTCAGCGTAGAGCAACAGTATCTTACAATTCTTGTCGGCGGAATAAGCTTTTCTGGAATTAAGCTCCACATGCTAATCAATTTTCCTTTATAGCGTGGTTTTTCTATTTCGCACCTAATTCCATGCAGTTCCAGTTCTCGGAATACCTTCCGGATATGCCGAACTGTCTGTGGCGCATCTGCCGTTGTATGGCTGTTATGCACTTCAAACGGGATTCCGGATCGCTTAAAAATCTCTAACATCACATCACTATCTTTTCCTCCGCTGTATGTGCAAATAAGCGGTCTACCATAGTGATGCAGACTCATTTCACTTGCCATTTTAATTCTTTCGATTGCTTTTTTCTCTTTATCCATTTTCTCAGAAGCCCGGTATACCCTTGCCCCGGCCGGAGGCTGGCTCCTTTCTATTTTTCGCTTATTTTCTTCTTTTCCTCTCCGTGTTTTCCTCATCCATTAATCTTTTTCCCCTATCGCTTCGCCAACTCCCGAACCAGTTCATCATTTCCTTTTTTCGTAAGGCCTTCATTACATGTGCAATCCGGATATACACAGCGGAAACAATCCGGATATTTACAGAGCGGCTTTGAAATTTTCGTTCGATTCATTTCCAGTTTTCTCTTGGTCTCTAGCAGATCCGGTACCTGGACCTGTCTTCTGCTGCCCGCTTCCGCAAACCAGATCAATCCCGATCTCTCCAGATATGCCCGAAAACAAATCTCATTTTTCTCAATCTGGAACATAACTTTCATGTACACCCACACCTCATGCACATCCATCCCGTCAAATAAAAGTTCCTGTATCCTGGATGCGTATTTCTCGTAACCTTCCACTACTCAATCACTTCCATTTCTCTTATTGAGACTTCATAAGCTGTTCTCTCGCTGTCGCCTTTTACATAAATCCTGCTCTGTATCATTCCCATGGCTCTCACTTTTGTTCCGACTGGAAGCCCTGCTGCCAGCCTTGCGTTCGAATACCAGCAAATTGCCGGGAGATAATCACTTTTTCTGTGTTTCCTGTTCACTGCAATTAAAATATCCGTGATTTCTTTTCCGAGTGGTGTCTCTCGATAGAGCGGCTGTTTACAGATATATCCAATCAGATCAATTCTGTTTTGATCCGCTTCACCAGCTTCGCTGATTCCTTTTACAAATACATACAATTTCAAATGATTTCTTTCTCCATCCTTTTCATTGTATGATCGGTATTCTCCAAAGAGCGTGATTCTGCCTCCTACATGATCCCAGATCTCTCCTGCCAGTTCTTCCGGTACCTGGATCGGTATCACATCCAGCACTCCGCTAGTCCGCATAATTTCTATAACCGATGTATAAATTTTCCTGCCGCCCCTTGCAGTCAGCAAATATGTTGGTTCCTCTACGATTTTTCCTGTGATCTTTACGTTGTTCTCTTCCATCTTCTACTCCATTTCCAGCCCGGCTAATGCTTTTAAAATCTTCCCGCCATTGCTCTCTTCATCTGCCGGTGTTTTTACAGTCAATAACATTCCAGTCTCATTTACCCACAGGACGAAATATCCCATTCCCATAGGTCCTGTCGGAAAGTCTTCATACTCACCTGTTTCGGATAGGCTTACCAATTCCAGAATTTGATCTGGTATGTAACTCATCTCTTTTGTCTCTACATTCTGTAACACTGCCATTCCCCTGTATTTGATTTCTGTATCCTCATACCGGTCTCTGGCTGATAACCATTTCTTGTATTCCCACTCATCCCTTACTTTTAGTTCATACTGCTTTTCTCCTTTTTCATAGGCTCTGTATACTTCGCCCTCTTCCGGAAGATCCCCCACAAGTTCAATGACTGCTGCCTTATTCTTGCTTGTAAAGTCCTTCTCATATACAAATAATATCCAATAGGCTCCCTGTATGAAGTACATTTCCTCTTTCTTTCCTACAGTGAGTCCTGCACCTTTCCATGCATCCTTCAATATTCTCTTAAATATGCTCGTCTTAATAAACATGATGCTCCTTTCCTCTCCCAGAGTTATCTGGGAGATAATGTAATGGCTTACGACAGGTTTTGTGACGTACCTGCTGTTGTATCTTCACGGCACTTGGCCGGAGATGCTATAAAAATTGGAATCCTGGATGTCCTTCTTTCTGCTTTTCATTTTGCGGTTCTTTCATCAACTCTTGCTGATCCAGATAATTTTTCTTGCTGATCTTCATCCAGTCTTTCCGTGTGTGTGACTTTTCATATTCCCTCTGTGCGATCTCGCAAAGCAGTTCTCTTGTCTTTCTGCAATTATGTACAGCTTCTTTCCCGCTTTTATGGTGCGGTTCACACAAATACACTTTCAATCCCTCGGCTTCCGATAGAATTCTCATCCCGGATCCAAACAATACATGGTGTTCCTCGGTATACTGCTGCCGATAGTCTCCATACAGATTGGCACAGAGATAGCACACGCCCTTTTCTGTGTTCAAAATGCTTTTCGGATGGCTGATTCTCTTTTTCTTCTTTTTCGGCTTAGGAAACGCCATATCACTATAATCAATACTCATAAAGTAATCACTTTCTTTTTCCAGTTGTCCCATCCGCCTTTTGGCCAGGCAAATTCTTTCTTCAGAAGCTGCATGATTTTCTCCGGATCCCCGGATTTTAAGATGTCTTCTATGACTTCTCCTTCCTGGACCACCTCTTCTGTGATCTCATGTACCTGTTTTTCTTCTTCCGGAAGATTCATAGCCGGAGCATCCGGCATCAGTTCCGGATAATCTTCCACTTCCATCTGTCCCGGAATCTGTTCTTCTGTTTCTTTTGGCTCTTCCAATGTTTCCTGTGCTTTTGCAGGTTCTGCCTTTTTCTTTAATGGTTCCGTCTTTAAGACTTCCCTCTCTTTCTTTTCTCTCAGCGGCATCTGATAAACCCTTTCATAGGCTTCTGAATCAGAAGTCTTCCTGCCTTCCGGATAAAAGGTCTGTTCAAATGTTTTGGCCAACTCCAGATAGCTGATCTCTTCCGGCTCTCCCCTGCCGTTATATGGCATGATCCGAATCTGAAATTCACTGAAGAGCGCATTTGCAAATTGCATCCGAAACATCCGGAATTTTGTTGGAGCTACAATTCCCATGATCTCCCTGTTGATCACACTTTCCTCTTTTGGCTCGTCTTCCCATATCCATTTATGCATTTTCTCAAAGCAGCCTTTTCCTTCTCCTTTGAAAAATTCATACACCAATGTTTCCGTCCAGCTTCCCTGGTGTTCTTCTGGTGCGATGTCGCACAGGCTCATCTGCGGCGAATAACGATCTTCTGTTTCCCGGATGACTTCTTTTACCTCCCGGATTTCCCGAACCGTGGCATCTCTTGGTACCACTTCCCGCACTTCTTCCGGCAGTGCCAACATTTCAGACAGCTTGCTGCTGCCATATCCCCGGTATTTCTCCTGAATTTCCGGGCTGTTCCCGTCAATACTGTATGTATCGTTGATCTGCATAAACCGGATGGCCCACGTCCTGCTGATATTGAAGGTTTCTTTTGCAAACTCAAAAACATCCGCATATCCCTTTTCTTTATAAAACTCTGCATCTCTAGTCTTTTTTAAGAGATACCCGACTTTAATGTATCCCTCTGCGATATGTTCCAGTTCTTTCCGTAATGCAATTTCTACCCCCTGCAGTGTACTGATTGTCTGTAATTCTTCCATCTATCCAGCTTTCCTTTCTGTACGTTTCAACTTCTTTCTTTTGAATAGCTCAACAAATTCTTTGACTTCCTCTGTCATGTCTCCGTTATATTTTGCCCGACACTGGATCATAACCCCATTGTTTACCTCCATGGTGTAAAACGGCGTCTCCGGATCCTGCTTCTTTCTCAGGAACAGGATCGTTGTCTCACCTTTGGCCACCCGGTCAATGTACGTGGCAACACAATGATGCATGGCATTTCCCTCCTGCCTGATTTCATGGATCCGTTTCGGAAGTCTCAACACAAATTGTTCTGTTTCCATTTCCAGATAGCTGTCCCGTTTTCTGTATTTCTCGTACTTTTTGTCTTTTTTATTGTCCAAATCCTCTTTTGCTTTTATTTCTCGTTCTCTGCTCTCTTCAATCAACTCTTCATGACGCTGCTCTAAATTCTTCGGGAATAAGATCCACGGCTCTCTCATGTTGTATCCCAACTTCTCTGCCATCTTCAGATAATCGTGATAGTCCACGGCTTGTCTCTCATCTTCTCCTAACACTTCTTTGATGTACCGTTCCATCTTGTGAATGGTGGTATACCGGATATACCTGGTGAAATTCCTCGGAAACCTTGCAAAAAACTGAACCTGCTGCCATGTTGGATGCAATCCCTTTTCCTGCATTTTATAAGTGGTGTTGTATTCCCTTGTGCTTGGATTCTTTCCAGCCAACAGCTGGTAGTATTCCCCGTTTAGCCCCAGTATCTTTTTACAAGACCTCTCTTTCTTCTTTAAGTTTCCTGTGTTGTACCCCTGCATTTTTTCTTTGACAATTCTGTAAAACCCACACTTTACCAGCTGTTCGATTCCAGGCATATGCCGGTATCCCTCCAGATATTGATCCAAATACATTTTTTCCCGATATTTCCCATGTTTCACAAAATATTCCATTGCAGAATACTGAAACGGTGTTCCTTTTAAGATCTGTTTGAGATTCCGGTTATATAGGACCGCTTCATTTTCTACCACTTTCGCATAATACCGGCCCACCCTGTAACACCATCGAACCCAGTCTGTCTGCTTATACTGTTCATATTCAAATTCATGAATCTTTTTTAAATTCCGGTCATACGTGATCCGTATCAGCTCCCAGTACCCGCCATCTCCCTTTTGTCCATTCCTGAATTTCCGATAGCACTCAAAATATCGGTATACATATCCCTCTTTTGTTTTCTGCAGGAGCCCTGCATACCCTCTTGCATTGACATTTCCGCCTTTCTTTCGGCTTCTGTAGGTAACAGGATGCTTGCAGGATGGGCATTCTCCCGCGTCTCCATAGTGTGGATTCCGGATTTTCACTTCTCTTCCACAATGTGTGCAATGCCCTTTTGTTACTTTTCTTCCGGCATCATAAAACAAGTACTGGGGAAGGACTTCCCTGTCTACAAAATCATCAAAATCTTTCGGCAGTTCCGGCACCAGCGCCATCTCAGAATCAATTTCATCAATCTCTTTTCGTCCTTTACTATAGCTTTGCCATCTTGCGATTGCTGCACGTGGCTCTTCCTTCCCGTTGTGACAAAATTCTGTGATCCGTTTTCGGTCCCCTTCTCGTATCCATACTTTTCCACTACTGTACCAGTATCCTTCTTCTATCTCTCCCCATCCTTCCCAATAACTTAAGTTATCTATTTTTGCCGTTCTCCACTTCTCACACAGATTGTCGTAAGTGTAGTACTTGTTTTCTCCCAAAAGGAATACCCGGTATTTTGGATATCTTGTGTCATTCAGGATCATATCTCTTGTAAATACATCGATCTCTAAAACCGTGCCTGTCTTCTTCGCACGATAGAACCAATAATATGTTGCGCTCCACACAGGCGCTCTTCCACATCTTAGTACCTGATGTCCTTGATCTTCCCCGACTGTCTTTCGCATCGTTTCCGTTACTTTTAACTCTGGAAGCTTTAATAACTCTCCTCGTCTCATTTCTCCGCCTCCAGATAGTATTCTTCTGCCATGGCAAATACTTCCAGATCCGGCATTGCCACCATTTGTGCCCCTCTTCTTTCTTTGACTCTTTTTTCCGCTTCTTTTCGGATATTCTGCAGACATTCTTTGAGTGTCCGGTTCTTTCTTCTTACCGCTCTGGCCAGAATTTCTTTTTCAAAACATCTCATAGACAGATACGACACGATCTCTCCTGCCGGCATCCCGTCTGTTTCCTCCTTTAACTCAACCTGCAGCTTTCCGATGGCCGCATTTACTGAATCTACCAGTTCTTCTGACAGATGCTGCTCATATACTTCCCGGATTCCATCTGGAATCCCGTTTTCCTCTGCCAGCACTTTTAAATGCTCCAGATCCTGCTCCTCCAAAAGTCCTTTTGCACATGCATTTAATTCTTCTACGGAATCAAAATTCCCAAATACATCAAACATGCTGTTTTTCCTCCAGTAATCCCTCTAATTTTTCCACGTAATCGTGATGTTTACTAAATCTGACAGCTATTTCATGCCGCTCTGACAACGTCTGATACTGCTGCCACAATTCCTGGTTCTTCACCTCTTCCCCGGACGGTTTTCTCCATTCCGCCCGCTTCCACTGCTCCGGCTTCCCGTTTTCGATCATGTTCTTGATAAAAATACAGTCCGTATACAGGGTCGCATTGCACGGCGCATTTAGTATTTTCAAGGATTTCACAATTCCAAGCAGCACCAGGCGATAATAGGTCGTCTCCTGTTCTTCCCCGCAAATTCCTTTGACCGCCGGTCCTTTGCTTGTCTGACATTCCATTGCGGCCGCCCATCTTCCATCTTTGATACATGGACCTGTCAGACTTGTCCTTATGTAAATATTTACCTCTTTCATATCAAATTCTCCTGTTCAAACGGATCAGGATGTATCTTCGGTATTTATATCCTGTTACCGGATTGATTCCCTCATGGTACGTCTCTTTATCTAGGTAGTATCCTTTTGGTGGCTTCGGCTCATCTTTCCATGTTTTCCTTTTGTAAATCTTCACTTCTGCCACCGGAATCTTTAAATTCCTGCTACAGGAGTACCGGCTCTCTTTCAGCTTGTTTTCTTCATCCGGCGTTTTACTTAAATACTCAGCCAGTTTCCGCAAGCCTCCCTCGTCATACAACAGATCGATGTGGACGCCTCCCTTTTCCCATGCTCTGCGCATGATCAGATCTGCATCCGGAATCCGGTTGATGACCAGATGGTGATGGACCCCTCCCCGACTTCCAATCTCGGTATGCAGCATCCATTTCAACTCCACTTCCTGTTTTTTGTATTGTGTGCGTACTTTCTGAATCCACTTTCGGATGTCTTTGGCCGCTTCTTTCATGTCCTGTGGCCGGTTCTCCAATTTATAAGTTAATGTCACCCAGTAGTCATTCTCCCGGAAATTCAGCTTCATCTTTCTCCAGCACTGCCGTTCTTTATTCCACTGATTCGTCTTCCTGATCTGCTCCGGTGTGGCTTTCTTCTTTTTCATTCTCGGCATTCCCGGAGCACCATATCTCCCGTTGTGATACTCCATCACTTCTCTGATGTCTCCCAGGTCATAACTCTTTTGTTTATACATCCTGTTTTGCTCCTAAGTTTAATATACTTATCAAGTGAAAAACGGGAGCTTTTCGCTCTCATTTTCTTTGACATTTTGCCAATACAGGTGTACAATATAAATGTGTTTTTATTTTGTTTGTATTGGCAAAATATCCGGTGCATCTGTTTGCGGCAGGTGCACTAATTTTTTACGCTTTTTTCTATGTACCTGCAGCTAAGTTCCAATCCTGCTGTCATGATGATCATCCCTATCCATAAGGATCCGGTTCCCATCAGCATGACCGCACAAATTCCGAATGCTGCTTCCAGGATCCGCAGCAATTCCTCTGCATACCGAAGCTGTCTTCTCTTCCGGAAACTCATACGATGATGTACTCTCCCCCGATTTCTTCTGCTACCTGTTTCGCTTCCTGGTACGTCCCATACTCGCTCCGGATCTTTCCGGATTGCCAGCGAATGATCCATATCTGTTTCCTCTCCTTCTCTTCATTCAAATCCAAGTTCTTTGATCCTTTCTTCGATTAGCTTCAACTCTGCAACAGCTCCTTCCTCTTCCGGAAACTGCCGCAGTTCCTCTCTTCTGCTGACAAGCCTGCTGTACTCAATGACTTGTCCTGCCGTCATGTTCAAGATTCTCTGGTCCATTGGTCGCTCCTTTGATTTTTACTGATTTTCTTCCTTGATACTCCAACTCCCTGCAGTAATTGTTTAAGCAGGCAATCGCATGCTGTTTCTGCTGTTCCGAGTAGCCATTTACTCTTTCGGTCAAGCTTAGTTCCTTTATAAACTTATCGATTCGCTGTATGGTTAATCTTTTGTTTTTCATATGTTTGTCCACCTTCCCCCGCCTTCAGGCGGTTTTCTCTTTTCGTAATAATGCTTCCTGGATGATCCTGCTGCATCCATCTATCAGGCTTTTCACCTCTTCCTCTGTTCGTTCTGCATAACAGTCATCGTGTACCCGGATTGTTGCATTTTTTACTTTTACTGTTTCTACGATCAAAATCATCACCTCGCTATTATGTATGCAGGTTGATTGTCCAAGGTATGTTGTCCATTACCTTTATTTCCGAGTTGTTCCGAATCTATCAGCCAGCATATTTACAACATCTCTGACAAAATTTAAGTTCATTTTAAACACTCTATCCGCTTCATCTCGCATAATATTCAAAGATTCCCTTGCGATAATAAGGCTTGTTGCAATTGATGCTATGATTGAGCAGATAACGCTTGCTATTACAATTTCCATCTTTTCTCCTCTCTATGTTTAATCGCCATCGTAACCTCCGTGGCTGGATTGCTTTCTTTTGGTTTATCTCCTATACTGTTAATACAGGCATCTGCCAATGCCAAGTATTGTGAAAGGAGAAAAAACAAAATGGCTAAAATGAAACTGCAAAAAATTGCAGATCTATCTTTAAAAAACATGATTATTACCTATCATGATACTAATCGCACTAGATTTGATATGGATTTCTTCACAACCTTATTTACAGAAGAAACTCAAGATCATATTACAAACGCTCTGCAAGTTTTAGAGAGTGATGGTTTAGTTGATGTTTTCATAGCAGACACAATAGCTTATATGACCACGCTCCATCCAAGTGCAATTAGAGATTTTGAAGAAGATACCCTGTTGAAAAAGGGATACAAATGCATTAAAGAAATCAGGTCTTTAATTTGATACAATCCAATCATCAGCCATTAAGTCATCCGCTGTTGGACTCCACATCTTACAGTGGTTGACTTCTTTTCCATTTTTATCAAATGTATAGGCAATACAGGATTCACTACTATTTGTCGGTCTAATCTTCAACTCTCTGTATGCTGTCTTGTTTTCGAATAATTCTCTTTCTATGTATTTTCTTTCTTCTAATGCCTGTTTCACTGCTTCCTGTATGTTCATCTTCCTTGCCTCGCTTCCTACTCCAAAAAATAATCCACTGATACACCGAAGTAATCAGCTACCTTTTTCAGCTTATCCACACTTGGAGACGATTCTCCCCACTTCTTAATTGTTCCGTTTCCAAAGCCCAGAGTTTTCTCAAGACAACTGATTGAGATGTTGTTCTTCTCTGCCAGCTTTAAAATTTTTTTAAGTATCATAATTCCCTCCTTTTGTTTTCCATCTTGTAGACAACTGCATATATATCTGTTACAATAACCTTGTTACACTTAGATAATTTTCTAAAGGTCATAAATGGCTGGAAAGGAGTTGCCGAGGAGTAACAATCTTAAGGATACCTCCGCAAAAGGAGGTGAGACTTAAGGGAATTAATCCAAATAATTCTAGAATGTATTGTGTGCATTTTTGAAATTGTTAGATTTCTAGAAGACCACGATATGTAATAGTCTCTCCCCGTGATTATCATCCAACGATAGTTACGTGGAATCCTTTTTTCCGTACATACATGCAGTTGTCTACAAGATGGAAATCTTTATCTTCACATCTGTTGTCTTTTACCCTTTTGTCTCCTATACTGTTAATACAGGCATCTGCCAATGCCGAGTATTATGAAAGGAGATAACGTAAATGGATCATATTTCTGACATCTCTCAATTACGAGAATTATTAAACGAATCCAGCCGAGAAATTCAGGAAAACATAAGTTCTTCCACTATTGATTTTGGTACAAAATCCCTTCTTGATTCTATTGCTCAACAAAATCATTATGTTCTGTCTGGAATTATCGAGTATCTTGAGAACAAGTAATTTTTTCTTCTTCATCGCACTCTTCCACAACTACTTTTATCTGTGTAGGAGTGCGATAAAGAATATCTCTTGCTTGATCTATAAGCCTTTCTGCTTTTTCTAAATTATTTAATACTTCATTTTTCCCTTCCACTTTAATGCGCATGCTCTTTACCTCACTTTCTTTCATTTTGTTCCTCCTCTGCAAAATCCATCTGGTTCACTCCAAGAAATTTACATATAATAATTGCTTCATCCATAGATAATAGTCGTTCTATTCTTGTTTATATCACTTTAAGTGGATTTTTGCGGCAAAAAAATATTATCTGTTGGTATTTTATATAATGCAGACAATGTATTTAATGTTGCGAAATTAGGTATGACTTTCCCCTTTTCCCAATTAAGTACCGTATTTTTTGATACATGCATCTCTTTTGCCACATCTTCTTGCGTCATCTCTGCATTAACTCTAGCCGCTGCAAGACTGATCTGTAATTTTTCCAATTGCATCACCTCTTCTTTCTCTGAACCACTCCCTCGTTGATACAAGTATATAGTACCACCACTTTAAGTGTGTGTCAATACTTAAAGTGAAACTATTTTGATTTTTTATTGAAATAAAACCACCTTTGGTATATACTATAATCATCATAAGAAATGAGGTGACTGAAATGTCAGAGCGAGAATTTAACCAAATATTTTCTGAACGTTTGCGTTATTACTTAACCAAATATGAAATGACACAACTAGAACTTTCAAAACTTCTCGGTGTCGGTACTACTTCTGTATATAATTGGTGTAATGGCATAAAAACCCCCAGAATGGATAAGGTAGATGCAATGTGTGACATTTTCCATTGCAAAAGGTCTGACTTAATGGAAGACAAAACTACTCAATCGCATTCCACTGCCCACACAGGTGTCACAATCAATGTTCTTGGCCGTGTTGCTGCGGGTATTCCCATTGATGCCATTGAAGAAGTGATTGATACGGAAGAAATTACAGAAGAAATGGCAAAGACCGGCGAATTCTTTGGGCTGAAAATAAAAGGTAACAGCATGGAACCAAGGATCTATGAAAACGATGTTGTCATTGTTCGCCAGCAAAATGATGCAGAATCCGGTGATGTTGTTATTGCCACAATCAATGGTGATGAAGCCACCTGTAAAAGACTTCGTAAATACAGAGATGGAATTGAATTGATTTCAAATAATCCAAGCTATGAACCGATGTTCTTCTCTAATGAAGAGATCCTCAGTAAGCCAGTTCGTATCATTGGCAAGGTTGTAGAATTGAGAGGAAAATTTTAAGATATAACCGCTTCGGCGTTTATATAGAGTTGTGGAAAAGTACAGAGGAAGAGAGGTGATATTTATGAATGATGATAAATTTTTCTTAACCTATAATCAACAAATGCGGAAATTAAGAAATGATAAGCATATTTTATGCGCTGGTTCTTCTCACAAAAAGATTTTGATACGCGCTGGTTATTTCAATATTGTAAATGGATACAAAGCTCCTTTCATTAGTGGAAAAGATGCTTTTGGAAATCATACCTATATATCTGATACATCAATTACTCAATTGCATGCAGTCAAAAAATTTGATGATGAATTGCGTTCTTTGCTACTGAAATATATTACTCAAGTAGAAGAAGAGACAAGAACATTGGCCGGTTATAAATTTGATGAATGTAACGATAATGGACGTACTCCTTGGTATGACACCACTGCCTACTCTCCTAATAAATCTTTGCAACAAAAAATGAACGTTATTTCTAAAGCCTACAGCGAATTAAGTAAAAGTCAGCTTGATTACGTAAAGTTTTATATGGACAATCACAAGCAAATACCTACTTGGATAATGATTAAAGTAGTTAATTTTTCCACTTTTATAGACATTATCCGATATAGTAAAATTGAAGTATCTCATTCGTTATGTTCATTGTACGGATTAGAAGACGAAAACGGACGCGCAAACGTAAAACTTTTAATTGGAAGTCTCCACTGGATGCGGAAAATTCGAAATTCTTGCGCTCATAACGAAAGGGTTTATTGCCTTTCTCGCAAAAAAGATTCACGTGGCCAATCTGGTAGGATTCTTGAAAAATATTTGCGTTCTCTTAGTCCTGGTTATTCGAGGAATCTGGATCAGAAAATATTTGACCTGATTGTATATTTCAAGTACTATCTTCCAAAAATCGAATACAAGCAATTTATTTCCGAATTTAAAAATACGCTTACAGACTTGCAAACAAAAATTCATCCCCATGCTTTCGAGTATGTAAGAGGACAAATAGGAATTCGTAATATTTCTGATTTAGATTTGCTAATCGCACTTCCAAAAGATGAGATAGAGTACAATAAATTTGATAAGCAAGATCTATTTTAGAAGTTTTACGTTAGAATAGTCCCAGAAAGTATGCCAAATTACTCTTAAACATTTAAAAAAAATGTATTTTAATTGTTGTAATATTTTTATTTATATAGTAATATACTTGTATAGAGATAACCGTATTGATTACGGTTGAAAGGCACTCATGCAAGTATTTGTATGGGTGTCTTTTGCTATATACACAAATAAACCTCCCCAGTGCTACCAACACTGAGACGGTCTACATATCCGAAGATATGCTATTGAAATCCACGAATATTGTATCATCTTCGGAAACAGCTTGCAATCCAGAACATTCGTTCATGTGCTGACTGTTATTTTTGTACCCAAATTTAAATACAATAACATAGGAGTGTGATACAATGTCTTATTTTATCTACGCCAGAAAATCCAGAAAAGACGCCGAACTGGAAGCGCTAGGGATTGATGTTCTGGAACGCCACATTACTACCCTGTTAGAGTTGGCAAAGACTCTCTCTCTTCCGATCGGTGCGATTTACCGGGAAGTTGTGTCCGGAGACAGTATCGATGCCCGCCCAGTCATGACGCAAGTCCTCTCTGAGGTAGAAGCCTGTATGTGGGATGGCGCCCTCGTAATGGACGTAGATCGTCTGGCCAGAGGTGATACGATCGATCAGGGGCGTGTGCAGCGTGCATTTTTTTATTCCAACACCCGGATTGTAACACCGAATAAAACCTACGATCCTGCAAATGAGTATGATAATGAGTATTTTGAGTTCAGTTTATTTATGAGCCGCCGTGAGTACGCCACAATCAAGCGCCGGATGCAGCGTGGCAGGGAACGTTCCAGTTCTGATGGTTATTACGTTGGCAATGTTGCCCCTTATGGATGGGAGCGTGTCATTGCACCGGATGGAAAGCACTACTCTCTCGCCCCACATCAGACCGAAGCACCAGTCCTTGATCTGATGTATGATCTGTGCGGAAATAAGCAGTACGGATACCAAAAAGCCTGTACCTATATGTCCAATATGGGAATCCTTGCAAGGAGCGGAAAGCCTTTCGCTCCCTCCACTTTAAAAGGAATTATCTCAAATCCGGCAAACATCGGAAAAGTCCGTTGGGGATATCGTAAGACAGTCAGAGCTGTAAAAGACGGTCGTGTGGTAAAGTCCCGTCCAAACGCCACGGATTACATTCTCGCAGACGCAGCATGGGCGCCACGTATCAACATAGACTTATTTGAGCGTGCGAATCAACCAAAAGGATGCTTCTCTGCTCCGATCAGAAGTGATCGGCCGATACAGAATCTATTTGCAGGTCTGGTCAGATGCTCGCAATGCGGCCGGCTTATGGTCCGCAAGAAAGCACAAACAAAAACACCCTATGATTTTCTGATTTGCCAGTATGCAGAGTGTTCCACGGTCGGAATACGGATTGATGAACTGGAAGAAGCTCTTCTGGGGTGGCTGAAAGACTACATAGCCAAGTATGAATTTTCTGACACTCATGAGGAAGATACTGCTGCCATTGCCGCAAAAGAATTGATCGTCACAAATTTTGAGACTGAACATCAGACGCTTTTGAAACAGAGAGAATCCTTATTTGATTTTTTAGAGCAGGGAATTTACACAAAAGAAATCTTTATTGAGCGTTCGAATGCACTGGAACAGCGGATCAGAGACTGCATGAATAACATCACTGCTGCCCGTGAAGATTTGTATGTCACAATCGCAAGGCAGGCAAACCGAAAGAATTTTGTCCCGAAGTGCAAGAACTTATTGAGTGAGTGGGGCTCTCTGACTGTCCCGGAAAAGAACAGTGCCTTGAAACAGCTGATTGACAGGATTGTTCTGACTAAAACGAAACGAAATAAGAAAAACCAGAAAAACTCTGAATTCACAATCGATGTGTACCCGAAAGTGCCGAAATGACGGTGCTTTCGGAGCATATTTATTAGTTGCATCTTCTACGAGCGTATTCTTTCGCACATCCAAGATGCAACTAATCCACATTAAATAAGTAATACCTTTTTGATAAAAATAAGATTGATACAATATTCACCCCTCAGAGAGCTAATCTCCGAGGGGGTTTTATTAAATAGATTTAACCGGTTCACGATACAATGGGTTCATCAGTCTCACATGCCATGGTGCATTTTTGCCCCAACTGTAGCACGGCATATCATGCCCAAAGTTATCCTTATAGACCTGCTGAATGATTTTTAACTCGTCTGGATGTGCTAAAGCTGTCACAACTCCATCATGCATCCAATAAACACATCCTTTTCCTTCTACTGTAAACATACACTGCATAGTCTCTTCTCCTTCCTGATCTTCTGTTGCGACTTGATTTCCATTCATCAGTTCGCTGATACGTTTAATAAAATACGTTTTTGTCGCTGTCGCACCACCGTGAATCTCCACTGATCTGTGCGGACAAGCAGTGGCAAACACCTCCTGATGTAACATAATCGTGCTTGCACTTGGTGTAATTCCGTACTGCTTACATTTCTGCGCTGCTAACTGCAATGCTTTTTCTTCGTTCGCCTTAAAGGTATCCAAGTCCCCCATGCTCTGGCAGACCTCTATACTCAAGAAATTGAGATTTCCGTTCAAGTATCCGCAGTGCCAAGCGCAATTTTCGTCATCTTCCGCCTGTAAGATTCCATCGCTGCACACATAATAATGGGCAAATCCGTTTTCCAAGTTTGCGTTTTGTAAGTAATTCCTGTAATACGCTGTCGTAGCATTCTGACCGTCTGCCCCATTATGAATAAAAATACCGACAGGATTTTTACCTCTCCTGCCGGCAATTCCTCTACAAATACTCATTATTTCTCCTCCTGTTCTTCCTCCTGCTCTTCTGCTTCAAATACTTTTTCCAGTTCCTCTGCTGTTGTTCTTCCAAATTCGTTCTGTTCACTCATGTTCTCACCACCTTTTTGCATAATACGCACAATAAAAGAGAGCCTGTTTACAAGCCCTCTTTTCACTATTATAAGATTCCGCCTCCATCAACAGATTTTAAACTGTTGATATTGATAATCTGATAATAGCCCTCTCCGATTGGTCTCATGTAAAAACGCTGCGCATCTGAACCATTTGTATCATAAATATCAATATTTGTATGGTTGTCTACTCCATTTCCAAACACATCCAAACGCTTATTTGTATTGATTTTCGGAGCGAGTTCAAACGCAAAATTCCCTAATATTGAATCATTTACTGGGATTATCTTCCATTTCTGAGCATTTGTTCCATTCCTTTTATAGGCTACAACATTCTGTCCATTCTCATCTTTACCTTCATGTACATCCAAAAACAGACCATTTCCTTTGCACTGCATTTCATAGAATCCATCTGTGTCCTTTATCAGCTTCCACCACTGATTATCTCCCCCGTTCCATTCATATAAATGTACATTCTTAATTTCTTCCGTTTCTGTGTTGCCTTTATATCTCAAAATACAATCCCACGGGAAATTATAATACCCATGCACACTCGCTTCTTTTCCACTGCTGTCCCCTGAAGCTCCATCGTAATCAGAAGAAAATTCAGCCAGCTGGTTATTACCTACATATAATGCCACATGATTCACTTCATTTAGAAGAATATCTCCTCTGTTCAATGAAGTGCCAACTGGCAGCCTTGTCCATCCTCTCGCACAAAGCTCTGCTGCCATATTCCCTGTATATGTAGCTGATCCAGTATCAAATCCAGCATTTCGCAATGCTGTTATGATGGAGCTTGCACAATCGTAATCCTTTGGCCCCCATCCTCCGAGACGATAACCATATGAATTGTCATTACACATATTTACCATATTTTGAATGAATTGTTCTAAATTTGCCATAAAATAATACCTCCATAATCTATTCTTTACTTATTTACGAGTTTCTATATTTATACACACATTGGAACCACCCCCCATTCCATAAACATTCATTGTTTAGTATTATCGTCTTTATTTACCAACTTATCTGCAACTTCTAATCCTTTGATAAGAACAACTGGCACATTTAATCCAGCTTCTACAAAATTTTCCAAGATCGATCTAATCTCGTTAATAAGCAAGCTTGCAAGTACAAACCATCCAAGTAATGTTGTAACCTGTAAATCTACTCCGATAGTCTTTCCTATTTCTATGAATACTGCACTTGCTCCAAATGCTACCATAATCATCAACCAGTACCCTAATTTCTTTAATACGCCTTTCCATCCTTTAACAGAATTTTCTTTCTTAGCCATTCTGCTCTTCATCCATCCTGTTAGCCAATCAGCAATATTTAAAAGCAAAAATGCTACAAATAAAATCCAATGTTCTCCGAGGATGTACGAGAGAACAGCAACGACCGTTCCTACAATCGCATTATAAACATCAATAATTGGTTCTGCATAATTCATTTTCTTCATATCCTCACTTTCCTTCCTGTATTCGAATTGTAAAATAAAATGTGTACAGACTCTCTCTTATTGCACGATTACCTCTCCATGACACTCATACGTAACAGGACTGTTATATTCTTCTGCAGACAATGTAACGTTTCTGTTTGTTCTGAATTGTATATTTCCCGTTCCTACAATTTGCTGTGCAACATTCATTAACATCACTAACCTTTGGTCTCCATCTGGAGTAAATGGGCATCCACTCATAATTAGTCTGTCTTTGTTATCGTGCGATCCATTTTTGTCTGTATAAATCACTCTTACCTGATACCGTTTGTATCCGCTTTTCCGATATTTTAGTTCCCAGTTATTTTCGTTATAAATCTTCCATTCCGTCTCTACACTCATGTCTTCGCTTAACTCTCGGCCCATATTTGCACTCAGTGGTGCATCACCTGCCTGTGACGTCAAATTATCCACAATATCTTTTTTCTCTACAAAGGATGATAATGCACTCTTTATTTCATTTATTGCATACACTAAATTCTCTTTCGATGCTGTCGCAAGGTTTCCTAAGTTTCCAATGCTTTTCTTAACATTCTTTAACTGTTCATTCAGATTTCCAATGTATTTGCTGTAAAAATGCTGCAATCCTGTCCAACTTAAATATTTCATTTAACCACCCCACTTTACATGGTAAACAACGAATCTATCTCTTCGTTTGTAATACTTTCCACGTTTGCATCCGAGCCTGCCGGACCCTGTGGTCCCATTGGTCCAATGTCCCCTTTCTCACCCTTTAATCCCTGAGGTCCTTGTGGTCCCGTTTCTCCCTTTTCGCCTTTTGCTCCTGCAGGTCCTTGAATCCCCTGTTCACCTTTTGCTCCTGCCGGTCCTGCTGGTCCAGCAGCCCCCTGCAATCCCTGAGGTCCCTGTGGACCTGTCATACCGGTGGCTCCTGATAAGTCTGTGATGTATGTGTAAGATGACGCACCTTTAACATATAACTTGGCGTTGTCAGCATCCTCTACATTTCCTGTGTCAATCATGACAAACTGCCCAGTCTTTACTCCATCTGTCGCAAACCCTTTGTTCATCGCATCAACGGAAGCAAATGTCTTAGCGATTTTAAACGCTTCCCCAGCCGGACCTTGTGGCCCCTGCAATCCCTGAGGTCCCTGTGCACCCGCAGCTCCTGCCGGTCCTGCTGGTCCCTGTGCTCCAGCTGCGCCGGTTTCTCCTCTGTCTCCTTTATCTCCCTTAAATTCTCCACTTTTAATTGCTTCATCCAGCGATTTTCCCTTATACGTAACATCAGTAGAAACTACTTTGTCAGTTTTCTTTCGAAATGCACCATTTGCCCATTCCTGCATTTTCTCTTTAAATGTTCCAAGTCCTGTTAAATCTAAAAATTTTGCCATGTTCTTCTCTCTCCTTTTCTTTAAAACAATCCATTGATCTCATCTTCTGTGATGATCTCGTTTCCGGTGCCTGCCTCCAGTTCACCGATTTTCTGCTCTACAGTTTTTCCTTCCGCAAGCTGCACGCTTTCCGCCATGCACAGCGGATAATTTCCATTATTCTTTGTGGATAAGGTGTTGACGATTACAACACCACCTTCAATGCTCTGTGCCATCTTTCAAGCCTCCTTATTTTACTGTGACTGCTGTAGACCCCAGTCCTGCGTTTACAGACATCCATACGTCATAGCTCTGCTTATATCCGGATGCGTTGGTAAACTCCAATGTCTGCGCTTTTGTAAATCCGCCGTCAAATCCACCGACATTAAAAGTCGGAGTTCCAAATGATGTAGGGATTGCATACACGATCTTCTCACCTGCTCCGGCATTTACTGTAAAACTGCGTCCTCTGCCGCCTGCAAGCGCAGAACCCTCTAACGCAAGGATATCCGCATTTGCGAGTGATGCTTTGTTAGTCTTGCCCCAGTATACTTTTGGCTGGAATGCGATTGTCACGGTTCTGGATACAGACGCATCTCTTTCATCTGTAACAGTAAGAACGATATTCGTATTTGCTTTCACTGTCTTTCCTGTGTATGATTTCTTACGGATGCTCTTATCCAGATTTTCGGCAGCTTCGCTTGCAAACTGGATTTTCTGGGTCTTAGGTTCTTTATTTAACGCCCATGCAATATCAGATGCAGTAACTGTCGCACCGATTTCGTTGCTGCTGTTCGTGGCAGTCAGACTGTTGATTGCAATCTTGGTGTACGCCAGGTCATCGATTTTTTTCTTGTACTCATCCGAAAAATCATTGCTGGATAAACCTTTTCCCACCTCCTTCTTTACGTATCTCTCATCATTCTTCTGTACCAGGTGTGCAAGTCCATCCTGATCCAGGTACTTCTTTTCTGCAGCGATCACTGCTGCTTCTGTTGCTTTTTTTCTTGGCATTTTCACTCTGCTCCTTTCATAATCTCGTCAATCTCCGAATTGGTGATCGACTCTATCTCCACAGTCCCGCCGCTGTTTGACAGATTTACGGAACTGATTGTATCCTTACCAGACAAAAGCTGCAGTTGATTCCCCTCTAACTGCAGCCCGTCTCCTTTTTGCTTTAACCGCTCCACGATCTGTTCCAGTGCATGTTTATCCGCTGGGGCCTCATAATCTTCTGGCTTTTTTCGTGCTTTTACACTTAACCGAATTTCAAATATGGTCTTTCCTTCTCCCGGAATAGTCTTATATACATATGCCTGGATTGTTCCACTTCTTTTCAGTAATTCATTTGGAATGTCGACTGTGATGTCACCGTCTTCCACTTTCCCAAGTACCACCAATGCACCATTCGTACATTTGTCAGTGAAATGTACTTGTATTTGTTCTTCTTCTACTTCCATTCCGCAGATCTGTAAAACCTGTCCGTAATCCCATTGTGTAAGTTTTCCATCGATATCCACACGCCTGGAACATTCATCAAATACTGCAATTATCATTCTTATGCGCCTCCTCCAAGCGAATCGATATCCGAATTCGGAATCCCCTCTATCCCTGTTACTTCTCCGGAATCACCCCGGGGAATTTCGAAATCAAATACCGCCTCTGTTTCTGTACCCGAATTTTCAACAGACGCCTCTGTTCCTGCCTCCCCGGTCGTAGTAGTTCCGATCCGTATTGTTGCTGCTTTTCCTGCCGGTCCTTCCGGACCCTGAATACGTCCTACATTTTTCCACTGGCCAGATACGTTGTCCCATACATATAGATTTCCATCTACCAGATAGGATTCACCCGCATTTCCTGTTGGATGTTCTCTGTTCAATTCCTCTTCTGTTTTATAGGAGCCCAGTATAGTAACACCCGTTCCATCTTTCCCAGGCTCCCCCTGAATCCCCTTTTCTCCTCTTGGACCAGGATCTCCTTTCTCTCCTTTAGCCCCTGTTGCACCGGATAAATCTACCATGTACTCATATCCAGTTGCGCCCTTTCTATAAACCTTGGCATTATCTGCATCATCCGGGTTACCGGTACTTATCATCACAATCGCATTTTCCGGAAGACCATCGGTTTCAAATCCTGCATTCATCTGTCCTACAGAGGCATAAATCTTTTGCACGTTTAAAGCAATGCTTCCACTTTCTATGGTTCCTGACTGCAGAGAATCAATTTCAATCGTTGTAATTTCAATCGGATCATACTTCTCCAAACGATTTAGTATATCTACGAGCGCCTGATATTCATTAGTTGACTGTATTTCGGATACAGCCACTAAGTTTTCTCTGACCTCCATCTTCACTTTGAATGATGTGACAGCATTGCTACCATCAATCAAATGTAGCTGGCATTCCGTATTTCCCACTTCTGCAACCATTTGCGGCGTCAAACTGAACAGGACGCAATAATTGCTTATCACGGTTCCTTCTGTGTAAGTTTCTGATCCGCTTGGTTTCTTACAATAAATCCTGGCCTTACTGATTGTCTTTGCCATTCCGGAAATCATACAGCGCAGAAGTCTGCCCGAATCGTACTGTACTGCATAGATTGTTTGCATAATTCCCGGGTTTCTCGCGTCAATGTATAAAGTTGTCGTTGTTTCCATATCACACCTTCTTTCTTATCCTGGTATCCACCTAACGAGGTAAACGTCTCCCGGCAACACACCTCCACCGCTTTTGTATCGCAGCACACAGTCCCACGGATAGTTATAGTATCCGGTTGTCCAAATTTCCTCTCCTGTCTGATCACCAGTCTGGCCGCCGGTTGTTCCGCCAAATTCATTTTGGCTGGCCTGCACAACCTGTCCATTTCCAATTCCCATTGCAGTATGGTTTACGATGTTCAGAAGGATATCCCCTCTTTGTACACCGGATCCTGTTGCCAGATTTATCTGCCCTGTCACATCCGTAAAACCGCAATTCAAAAATATTTCCCGCATATTGCCGGTGTAGGTTGCCCCATTGCTTTTTACCGGAACCCCGGCATTTTCCCACGCCTGAATCAATAACGAGGAGCAATCGTAATCCGGTCCCCAGCGGTTTGTCTGATCATATCCGTGGCTATTATCATTTGCAATTTGAATCGCCCAGTTTACCGCAGCTTCTATTTTTTCAGATCCTCCTGCATATTGACTCAGGTAGTTGTACCAATATCTTGCCTGCTGCCGCCTCTCGGCTTCCACTTCTACGCCTGCACGTTCAAAGTTTTTCAAAAATGCAGATGCCAGATATTCCGGTGATTCTCCGCTGACCTTAAACTGATCAAACGACAGCGGATATGCATCGGTTGCAATCCACTGACCAAAAGAAACTGTAACAGAATCTATCCACGTAAGCTGACCGTTTGGATCCGTAATTCCATATCCGTTCGCACCTGCCCAATTTGTATAATTTGTTGCCGGTGTCCACTGTACCAGTCCAAAACCTCCACTATAGTTTCCCTCCTGCAGGCTTTGCCAGATTCCGGGATTGATGTTCGATTCACTTTGCATGTTGCCGCATATCCCAGCAATAGCATTCAGCGACCATCCTTTTTGTTCAAAAAAACTTAGTACTTCTCTTGCATTCCCCTGCATCTGCTCTGTGGTCAGATAAAAGTTTCCTATCGTCCATGACATCAGAAATCACCTTCTTTCGTGATTCCGCCCACAAGAAATCCTTTTTCAAATCTTAGATTTGTCCCATTCGAAAAAACTGCAGTTCCAGTCTTTCCATAAACTCCGGGTCCAACGTTTTCCGCATCTAACAGAACCGCATCCTTCGTGATCCTTAGTAAGTTTTTGCTGTCTTCTTTGTTTCCATCGGTGAATAACAGTGCATTTCCAACATACGTCATACAAAGAACGCCCTCATCCTTTTTGTTTGAAAATGATATTGTTCCGTCCTTTATTGTCACACGCCGATTATCGCTCAAAGAATCGCAGATATATTTCCCTTCTGCGTAAATTCCATCTTTATCCAGTCTGACTATTTCTTTCCCGCTTGCATCCAGCACCCTTGCAATGCCACTATTATTGTCAAATCCTCCGATTTCCAATGTTCCACCTCTGATCCGATCAGCCAGCATTGTTCCTGCTGTGATAAAATCAGCAAAGAATCCCTGTCCTGTTCCAAAGGTGGACCAGTCCCAGTCTCTTCCATCTGCAGTTCTTTTACTGGCAATCTCGAACCCCATTGTACCAAGGCACATTGCTCCAAACGTTTCCGACTCCGGATTCAAATCTTCAAATAAAACAGCGCGTACTTTCTGTTTTTGTGCGATGTCGGACTGCGCCCGAAACTGTGCTTTCACTCCGTTTATGATGCCGTTGACCTGTGCTCCTATCACAGTGCCATCCGGTCGGATTGCACTTTCTATCCGATTTGACATACTTGATACATCCGCAATGAAATTATATTGAAAGTCTCCCAACACAACAGATGCAACCTCTTCATTGATGCAATCCCATTCCAGTTCTATGACACGTGCATCTGTTACAATATCCAGTTTGCTGTGACGACAATGTACCGTGTCTCCGATAGAAACTTCTTCCAGTTCCCGGATATCCGCGTACAATTCCGTATCATGCAGCATAACCATATCAGCGGATATCGTAACCTTCGGCTTGTCAATTCCAGCTTCAAACTGTTCCTCGCATTTTTCTTTTAACGCATTGTTCAGTTCTTCCTGTGTATTGCAGATCACGATTCCGTTCTCTTCGTCATCTTCCGCAGCATCGGCCTTCATCTTCACATCTTCAAATGTGATCACTCCGTATTTTATTGTTGGATATTTATCAATCAGTGGTGAGTCCACCCACGGTTCATTCCCCTCTATCATGTATCCGTTATATGCCTTTGGTACAATCCTTGTAATGACCTCGCTGGTATCAATCTCTTCCTGCAGCCCGTTTTCCGCAATATTTTTTCCATATAAAACCTGCACCCCATGATCGATTCCAACTCGGTCATTGACGGTGATCGTATAATTATCAAAAAGAACCTCACCGCCCCATCTGTTCAGGAAGGAGTTCTCCTCTTCTCCGCAGATTGCTTCGATCAGGTTCTTTGTCTGGTAATATGCTGTTGATATTATTTTGATATTAGATTTTCCACTGTACTTTTTATTTGGTGCGGTCATGATGTCCAGTGCCTGCTGCCCGTTTTTTTCCGTTGGACGTATATCCAACAGAAAACAATCATCAATCGCATCCATAAAAACCGGTTCCAGTTCTGCACTCACGCCAGCATCTGATTTTGCTTTCTTTTTGATCCGAAATAACTGTGTTCCATTGAATGACTCCAGTTTTACGACTGCGTCCTCTTCTATCCACTTCCAACGGCCCTCTTCATCGATCGGGTGCTGAATCTCCGCTTTCCAACTTCCGTTTAGTATTGCTTTTACAGAAGCGCTCTCCGGAAGTAATGGCATATCGCCGTTATGTTCATAATCCGTATTTTCTGTTTTATAAAGTTCTATCCTTATAAGCACCTCCAGTTCGGAATCACTTTCAGATCAAATCCTCTTGAGATATACACGGTATTCTCTCCCGGTAAAAGATGCAGTTCTGCATAATCTCCATACACAGATGTGTTCATCAATTTTCCATCTTTTCTGTATGCCATCAGCCTGTCTGTATCAATCACCAGATTCTGGCCAACATTCGCTTTCATTTGACTTCCGTTTACCTGCAGGATGCACTCACCTTCACCTGTGATCAAATAGACTGGTCTTGATCTGTCATATGGATTGTAAAACACCTCTTCGGGTGTATATTCTGCTTTTCCATCTGTTCGATATCGGTATCCTTCACACGTAAATTCTACCTCAAACTCTCCGACCTCTTTTACTTGCCGTTCTGCCGCATTGATCTTAGTATGTTTTACATGATAGAAGTACTCCAGTTCATCGCTTAAAATCAGTTCTGTATCATCTTTTCTCATAAGCCATCTTCTCGCAGTCCGAAATCGTTCCTGCCATCTTTGAGGATTTTCTGCAAATGTAAAAGGAACTGTGATTGTAATGTCGCTCACAGTTCCATCTTCTTTGAATATGCTCCCATCTCTTCCCGGTATGTTCAATTCCGTATAGTTATACTCTGCCGAAGGGATAGACGGTCTTTCTCGTACAAGTATTCCTATTTCTGTATTTGTATGGCCGTTTCTGATAATTTCATACATTTACCGTCTCCCCTTTCCTCTTTTTGCGTGATGTACTTGAGATGTAAATCCTTTTTGGGCTGTTTCTACAATGTAAGAATCAAGCTTTTGATTTCCAATTTGCACACCGACATTATTGTTCAAAACAATGTTAGTCTGTGTAGCACTTGCCAGAGCCGGAGTTCCTCCGTACATGCTCTCACTCATCGTCTTGGCAACTCTTTTTACCGCATTGGAAACCTTGTACACATTCTCATTGATTCCTTTTACCATTCCATCGATAAAATCCGGCATCCATGTTTCATAATCTCTCAAAGGACCTTCATCCGGTCTTGAAAAATGCAGGAAAGAACGAATCTTGTCTCCAATTCCTCTTACTGCATCTATAATCCCATTTACTCCAGATAAAATTCCTTCTGTTAATCCGTGAATGAAATCAGCACCCCACTCCTTCGCGTTGTCTATCCACCCGGAAATCGTAGATCCTATTTTGTCAAAAATATTACTTACAATTTGTGGTAGTTCCTGAATTGTATTTTTGATTCCATCACGCAATGCCTCAAACCCACTGATTGCAGAATTTCTCGCGTTGTCCACCGTAGTTTTTATTGTATTTTGAATATTGTTCCATATATTCGACATGGATTCCTGAATATTGCTTCCTATTCTTTCAGCTGTATTTTGTATGCTGTTCCAAATATTTTCTAACTGTGTTTTCAATGCATTCAGCAATGTAGATACAATTTCATTTGTCATCTCTACTTTGGTTAAGATTACTGTTTTTATCGCATCCCAGAAATTTTCCGTAATGCTTTGAATTGCAGTCCATATATTTGTAAATGCATTTTTGATATTGTTCAGAATATTCTCAAGATCGGATTTTAATCTTTCAAAATCTCCGGTCACAAGATCAATCAAAAGAAGAACTGGAGCCAATGTTGCATTTTTGATAAATTCCCAAGTATTCTCAGCCAACATTTTTATTCCAGTCCAGATTCCACCTAAATCTTCTTTTAGCCGTTCGAAAGAATCTTTGATAATCGATGTCAATTCTTTGATAATCGGAATTTCCATGATACTTGTCCATACAGATTCAAACTTTGCCTGTACACTATCCCATATACCACTCCACCATGCCGGTATTCCTTGAAAGAACGATACCATCTCATTCCATGCATTGGGAATCGTTTCTGTAAAAAATTCTACAATTCCATCCCATGCTGCAAAAAATCCGTCTTTGATTGCCTTTAAAATCCCGTTCACACCATCCCGGAACCATTCGCATTTATTGTATAAAGCAACCAATGTCACTATAATTGCCGTTATAGCCGCAATTACAGGATGTGCCGTTATTATTCCAAGTAACCCCGTTACTGCCGTTTTAATTCCACCGATCAGATCTGTTACCACTCCTCCAATTCCAGATAATTTCGACAGCGTACCTGCTACCGCAGATATCCCGAGTGATATCTGGCCGATTACCATCAGTAGTGGTCCTAATGCTGCAACCAGAATTCCGACTACTACAATCACCTGTTGCACGCCTTCCGGTAGTGCTGAAAATTTATTGACAAGTGCGGTAATAAGTTCTGCTACCTTCTGGACAATTGGTGCCAGTGTATCTCCAATCTGAATCGCTGCGGTTTCCAGAGATCCTTTTAATTCCTCGATTGCTCTTGATCCATCACTCATCTGAGAATTTGCCAGCCTTTGTGCTGCCTCCTGATCATTTGCCGCATCGATATATTTTTGAAGCCCCTCAGTCCCGCTATCCATCATCACAGTAGCAGCACGCATTGCATCGGACCCGAAGATTGCTGATAATGCTGCATCCCTCGAAGCAGCATCCAATCCGCCCAGTTTGTCTTGCAATTCTTGAGCCATTTCAGCAGCTCCCAGAAGATTTCCACTGGCATCTCTCGTTTTAATGCCCAATGTTTCTATTTTTGTTGCTGCTGCTTCCGATGTTGGTGCCGCCAGCCTCTGGAGCATGGTTTTTAAAGATGTTCCGGCATCGCTTCCCTCGATTCCGGCATCTGCAAAACGAGCCAAAACCGCTGTTGTTTCCTGTATAGACCATCCTGCGTTTTTTGCTCCTGCAGAACACTGTGCCAGTGCCTGTGTGAGAGGTTCTACATCCGTAGAAGATGCAGCTGCTGCCCCGGCCAAAGCGTTTGCCGCTTCTGCAGACTCATTCGCAGACAGACCAAACGCTCCCATTGCCTGTACAACAACATTTGCTGCCTCTCCAAGATCCATCCCGGAAGATGCCGCAAGGTCCATTGTAGTTTTTAATGCCCCTGCTTTAATATCGGCTTCTGTCAAACCACCTTTTGCCAGTTCTGTGATCGCATTTCCTGCATCAGTTGCAGAAAAGACTGTATCCTGTCCGGTCTGGATTGCAAGCTGTCTTAGATCTTCCATTTCAGACATGGGCTTATCAAGTGCTCCTGCCGCCTGACTCATTGCATCGTTGAAATTATTTGCCATAACAGTGGATGCCGCCCCTACACCAGTCAGTGCCCCCGTTACCGGCAGCAAGGATTGTCCCACTCCTTTGACCTTATTTCCAAACTCTCCGGATACCGCAGATACTTTTGCCAGATCAGCATTTGCACTTCCTACCTCTTTTCGCAAAGCTTTATAATCATTCGTTGTTTCAATGATTTCTCTTTGAAGCGCATCCATTCCTTCTGGACTGATCGGATGTCCAAACTCATCATCTACCTGCTTTTTCTGTGTCTTTAATTCTTTTAATCTGCTGGAAGATTCGTCTATCTCTGTCTGTAACTTTTTATATTCTTCTGTATCGATCTGACCACTTTCTTCCATGGACTTCATGCTCTTTTTGAGCTTGTCCATTTTTTCGTTGGTCTTTACAATCTCCTCTTGAATCGGAGTATACGCTTCTTTCCAAGCATCATAATTTCCGGCGGTTTTTGCTGCCTGTTCGCTTGCCTGTTTTAAAGTTTCCAGCCTGTTTTTCGTTTCACTGATCGACTGCTGCAGCAACTTCTGCTTCTGATTCAGCAATTCCGTATTCGTGGGATCCAGCTTCAGCAATTTATTGACATCTTTTAATGACTGTTCTACACCGTACAGTTTTTTGTCAACACCGGACAGTGCCTTTTCCAGCTTGGAAGTATCGCCGCCAATCTCTATGGTAATTCCTTTTATTCTGCTCCCTGCCCTTACATCCCTCCTTTACAGTGCATCAATATCCGCCTGTGTTGCAATTTTCGGATAATCATACTCATCATTCTTCATTTCGATAAACATATCGTTGATCATTCCAATGCTTAACAGGTCTAAATCAGAAATAGAAATACCGCACTGTGCACATCGAAGCATGAACAATGCGGTATTGACCTCACGATCTATTTCCCTCTCTTTTTTTTTGGAACTGACATCTGTTTATTTTCTGACTTCCACATTTCCATGATTTCCGGCATAATCTCATAGATATCAAATGTCTCGAACTGATCCAACCACTCGTTGATATCGTCCGGCTGGTCAGGATCGCCATGTTTATGCATCAGAAAGGCAATGTTTTCAAACATTTCCAGTGATTCGATCGGGATTCCACTTTCAAACTTACTTTCATCAAATTCTGTACCTTCTTTTTCGCATTTTTTCTGCATCTCGTCTTTGAGTTTTTCCTGGATCTTGATCTGCTTTTCAATTTTCTGCATATCTACAAAAATATCTCTCCCAAATTTCAGTCGATAAATCCGTGGGATTGCGGCAGAACTTTTGAATTTATATTCTGTTCCATTGATTGTGATCGTCTTTCTCATCCTGTTCTCCTTTTATGCTGCAACTTCCTGATCTGGAATGTACACCTTATCAAACCATTTTTCGTATAAGTCATCTGTTGTATCTGCTGTTGTCTTTGCCCGAACTGCCATTTTCTTAGCTGTTCCAAGCTGTACAGCGGATGCAGAAACTGTGACAGTGTCAGTTGTAGGTTCAATCGCGTCCTCTGTTGTGCTGGATTCTGTTGTAGGACGTGTAGAGGTACAGCAATAGAACCAGAACCGTGTTCCCCTCACATCGCCGTCAATTTCAAATCCCAGCGCAAACCGTTTTACTTTTGCAGTCGCTTCTTCCAGCATGACTTTGTTCTTGTCAATGTATTCACTTAAAATCTTTTCCCGGAACTCATCCGTGATCAGCGCCATTTCCCAGTCTCCCTCATATCCGCTATTGGAAGAAGAAACATAATACTTGATTCCATCCGCATAAAACGGTGTCAGTTCTCCCTGTGCTTCCAGTGAAAGCGATACGGAGCCAGGTACCGCAAACGGTGTGTCAAATGTAATTTCTCCCGTCTCACTCTCCTGCAAAAGCGCAACATGCGCATTATGGATATTGAATTTGACTTTATCCTTTTTTGTTGCCTGTCTTTTTTCCCTTACTTAGCCCTCCACTTCATATAATACTTCATACATATTTTCTGATTTAATATACTGTTCACTTTTCTGCCAGAAGAGATCTGCTGCATCAAGTGCCGCTTCTACACGTTCCTCCAGTTCAAAGTCCTTTTCATCTGTGTACAGTTCAATATCAACTTTGTCTGATTTAAAATATACCTTCCCATCTGCGGAAAAATTTCTCGTTTCCGGAATCAACCAGCAAATAAAAGGAGGATTCACCGCCTCACGTTCTTCGAAATGATGATACCGATATTCAATTTCCAGTACATCCAGAATTGCTTCTATCCTCTCCTTTGTCATAAATATCGTTCTGTCCTTTCCTGTAGAATTTCCTTTGCGTGCTTTTCTGCAATTTTGATATGCGGGATCCCGTCCACTCTTCCACCATTCCTCTTTGCGTGTCCTTTTTCCAGCAAATGTGTAAGCCGGTATTCCGGCTTTTGGGAATATACCACCATATCATAGCGGTGCCTTCCACTCAAATTTTCGTCTCGTTTATAGCTCCAGTGCTTTGCATATTCACCGGTATCTCCTTCCGGTGATATGGAACGTAATTCCGCAGCTGTCTGCTTCGCCGTCTCTTTCACTGCTTTTTCCACTGCTTCCTGTACATCCTCACGATACGCATCTAACTCCTGCATGACTTCGATTGCGAACTGATCAATATTAATTTTCGGCATGGTTTCTCACATCCTCATAAGTCGTTACTACTCTTTCCAGAGAAAGCAGTAAACAAGGTGGCGCTGCATCATATTTATTCTGGATCTGTATGATCTTGTACTGCTTTTCTCCGATTATGCAGATGTCCATCGTAGAAATGTCTTCTACTGGCAGAATTGCAACTACTTCGTCAATCTGATTGGATAATACCTTTGCCTCATAGAACCGTTTGATTCCAACTGTACGAAATCCGAATCGAATTCCAGCTTGCCTGGTCTCTACAATCTTCCGGCCTTTTACGCTACATATATCCAGTGATCCATCGTTAAATGTGGTAAACTTTGTATCCTTACGTCTCGGCATTGCATCCACCCGCTTTTCTTCGAAAACTGCGCATCTGCAGTGATATGATTTCTGATTTATAATTTTGAATAAACTCATCTACCTGACCGGCTCTTGCATACATGCAGTAATTTAAGAGCAGCTCTTTTTCTTGTGTTTCGCTTTCAAAATCACAAAATCCTATTTTGCCCTCAAGGTACGCTTTTCCTCTCTCTACGATACCAGAGAGCTTTTTACGCTCCCTGATATCCATATCCCATGTAATATCCAGAAAATTCTTCACATCTTCTAACAGATCGCTCATGATTATGCCTCATTCTTTGTTACAGTCACCTGATATGTCTTGGTTGTCTTTCCATCTGTCACTTTTGCTTTTACTACATTTCCTGCGCCGGAAGCCCATGTAACTCTGCTGCCGTTTGCAATCGGTTTATCATTGTAGGTCAATTCCAGTTCTGCAGTGCTGTCTGCGATTACCGCCTGCACCGTGTTTGATGCGTCTGTTGTTGTCAAAGTATATGTCAATGTTCCTTCTGCGAACTCCGGTGTCAGTGTATGTCCCCCTACCTTGAAATCTGCAAGATTTGCATTTTCCACATTTTCTACACTTGGAACAACTTCCACTTCATAATGTGCTGGCTGCAGATCACTGATGTCCAAAAGCATGAAGGCATTATCATCTACTGCAAATCCATGACCATACATTTTGATCAGGTAAACCCTTTCATCTTCCAGGAATCTGTAATCATCTGAATACAGGATTCTTCCGTTATTTTCGATTCCAGATCCCATGAAGTAAAGCTTTGCCATACCAAATACAGCCTTTCCGACTCCTACCGCCGGAGACTGGATCACATCGATCGGGAATGGTAGTGTACTTACATATCCACCGCCCGGCGCTGGTCTCTGTGTTGCCGGAAGGACTTTGCTGAAATAATCTGACGGATTTACCACCAGAATCAGTGTGTCTACGGTTCTTGCCTGTCCTTTTTCATTGATTGCCAGAACAGCCGCCAGTTTTCCAAGCTGCACATCATTAAACTTTGTAACCTTTACTGCTTTTTTATCCGGATATACTCCACCCTTGATCGTAACAGAGTCTCCCACCTGTTTTGTCATACCGATTGGCATGTCTTTTCCAGTTCCATTAATGATGCCGTCTTCCAATCCATTTGCAAGCGCTTCATACAGGACCTGTCTCACATAAGTATCCAACCATTCTGGCCCCAGATCCAACATTGCTTTACACACCGGAAGAAATGCGGACAGTTTACTCAGTGTCACATCTACCTCTTTAAATCCGGATGTCAGCTCCTGGATGATCTCTGCGCAAAGTTTTCCCCATGCTGCTTTCTGATATCCATTCGTATTCATCATCATTCGTGTCAACCCTGTTACGGATGTAAACTGGATTTTGGACAACAGCGGATGATCTGTTTTCAAATCTTCAAATACTTTGTCAATTACGGTATATGGCATTACCACATCCAGATTTTCTACCGCCTGTTTCGGATTCGGTGCTTTCATGGCTTCTGCCAGTTTCTGATAATATTCTTTTTCTTTGGATGTCAGCTGTCTTACGCCGCGCTCAGACAGAATTCTCTGATCTGCTTCTTCTACGATTCCCCGTGCCTGTTCGATGACACTTTCCTGAATCTTATCGCACAGCTCCACAAACGCTGCCTGGAACTGCTCTGCATCTCCGGCTGTGATCGCCTCATTCATCTTCTGTACGATTGCTGTTTTTTCCATTTCTAATACATCTAAATTTTTCCTTAAATCATGCCTCCTCTAAAAAGATTTAATACGTTGTTTTTTCTTGGTTTCTTGTCTTCCTGTGATTTCTGCATTGCTGCAATCTGCTGCCGGAAGCTCTCCTGACTGTTTAACTGTCTTTGCATATCGGACAGCTTCTCCAGAATCTCTTCTGTGTTTACCGGTTCTGCTGTCTTTCCCATGATCTCATCAATGAGTCCATATTCCAGCGCCTTTTCCGGAGTGAGGTAAGTCTCATTTTCCATTAACTCAATCAACTCACTTTCCTCAATCTTCGCCCTTTCTAGAAAAACTTGCCGGTTTGCTTCCATCATGTCATCCAGATCATCTGCATATTTTCTCAGTTGTGTTGCATTGCCTGAGCAATACATCCACATATTGTGTATCAGTGCCGTTGTACCTAAACACATTTTTCTTGTGTCACACGCCTGTAGAATCAAAAACGCAACACTGTGTGCTACGCCATCCACAATCCCGACTTTCTGGTTTTGTTTTTGCTTCAGTAAATTGTAAATAGCAACGCCCTCTTTTACGGATCCGCCATTTGAGTTGATATGCAGCTCAATTGTCTGTCCTTCTGGAATTTCACTCAGTTTCTCTGCAAAATATTTTGCAGAAGTCTCCGAGTTCTTATATTCCCATGCGTTCCAGTCAAATTCTCCATATTCTGTCACATCATCATAAATGTACAGAAGTGTTTTGTTCTCTGCCTGAACAGGCTGCATTCTCCAGTTTGTTATGTTTTTCCTTGTCTCACCTCTTTCCTGGTTTGATTTATAAAAAGAGCACCTACCATTTCTGATAGATGCTCTGATTACTGTATTTGGTTATTCAATATTACGTTTCATCTTTTCTGCTAAAATAGAAAGTGTGGCCAATTTAACAGTCTTACTGTTACTTTTTCTAAAACTTTTCTCCATAGCATCTAATGCTTCAATAGGAACTTTCTCTACTACAGATATGAAATATGGAGCAATATCGAAAGTCTCTTTTGCATCCTGTTTTTCTATTGACACTGACTTTGTTTCTCTCACTACTGGAAGTTTCTCGCCCTCTTTTACTCTGAAATAGAAATCAACTAGGTAATCATATACTTCCCATGCCTTATCGGTATTCAGCGATTTTGCATGAAGTAATGCACCTTTTTCTGTCCAGAGATAAAGCGTATGAGCATATTTAAGGTTACCTTGAATTTCAAGGTCAGCTTTAAATTTCTTTAATTCTTCTCCCTGTAATGCGATATAATGTTTTCCTTCCGTATATCTTTTCTTATTATAAGAAAAATTATATTGCAAAATTTTAGGCTGCGTTCCGTAATTTCTTGCTAGTTGCTCTGTTGTTAAAACTCTTATTCCATTTATTTCTATTACTTGTGGCAATTTCATTTCATAATACCTCCATTTTCTGATTTGCCAAAACAGAGGTACAGTGCTATAATATTTATACCTCTATTTGGGGGTCGGGTAGTCGATTTCACTTTCTCAGGGTGCCGACTACCCTTTTACTTTTTTAATTCTTCATATACCTTTCTAATCCCTAATCTAATTATATCGGTACGTTTTTTTCCGGTAATTTCACAACAATAGTCCAGCATTTCTTCCTCTTCCTGTGAAGTTCGTATTTCAAAACGTCCTTTTTTAGGATTATCCGTTGGTCTACCTTTCGGACTCATCAAATCACCTCTTTCTTTTTGTCC